CCGCTTTTTCTACTCTTATCGGCGGCATGATTGGGTTCCTGTCTGGTATCAAACTCATGCAAAATGAAGACACTAAAAGCAATCCCCCCTGCAAGGACAAATAATGGCGCAGTTTGAACCAGCTTTTGAGCAGATGATGCAAGACGAGGGCGGCTACGTCCTCCATGAAGTACCCGGCGACACGGGTGGTATGACTTACGCTGGTATTGCTAGGAACAAGAACCCGCAGTGGCCCGGCTGGGCGCTGGTAGATAAGAAAGAATTTGGTGGTTCCTTAACACCTATGGTGCGTGAGTTCTACCGCACTGAGTTCTGGGACAAGATGCGTGGTAACGAGATCAGCAACCAAGAGGTGGCTAACACCATCTTTAACTTTGGTGTAAACGCAGGTATGGGCATGGCTGTCAAGCTGGCTCAGTTAATTGTGGGCGCTACCCCTGACGGCGGCATCGGTGCTAAGACTATTGAGAAACTTAACCAAGTTACAGACGGTCAGCGGTTCAAAGAATCCTACGCCTTGGCAAAGATCGCCCGCTACGTTGAGATTTGCAACAAGAACCCCGTGCAGGTCAAGTTCCTCAAGGGCTGGATTAACCGCACACTGAAAGGTTTGAAATGAGCTTGCTTGCCGTTGGATCAATTATTGAAGCCGTGGGCAAGGTTGCGGGCGACCTAATCACCACTGACAAAGAAAAGATGGAGATGGAGATTGAGCAGCGTAAGCTTGATCTTGAAGAAAAACGCATTGACCAAGCCACAGACCTAGCGCAGATTGAGGTCAACAAGATTGAAGCTGCATCATCCAGTGTGTTTGTCAGTGGCTGGCGGCCTGCCATCGGTTGGATCGGTGTAGCTGCGATGGGGTATCAGTTTCTGCTGTATCCACTGTTCCAGTGGTGCTGGAAGTACTTGCAGGCTATGGGCTGGGTTCCGGTTGGCATGGATCCTCCGCCAGTACTGGACGCAGACCAGCTATGGGTGATATTATCAGGCATCTTGGGCATTGCCGGTATGCGTTCTTTTGAGAAGACCAAAGGCGTTGCCAGTAAATAAAGGTAGCCATGCCGCTCAAAAAACTAACCCTTAAAGCTGGTGTAAACAAAGAAAACACTCGCTATACCGCCGAGAATGGCTGGTATGTATCCGACAAGATGCGGTTTCGTCAGGGTACGCCGGAGAAAATTGGTGGCTGGGTTCGTATTTCTGCGTCTGTTTTTCAAGGTGTGTGCCGTTCTTTATGGAACTGGGTCACATTAACATCGTTCAACTTGATTGGTGTAGGCACTAACTTAAAGTTCTACATTGAGTCTGGCGGTGCATACAACGACATCACGCCCATTCGTTCTACAGTTACGATCAATAACAACCCGTTTGCACTGACCGCCTCTACCACTGTTACAGTGACCGACACGGCTCATGGATGCTACACGGGCGACTTTGTTACTTTTAGTGGGGCTACAGCTATTGGCGGTGGTGGGACTAACGTCACCGCAGCCGTCCTAAACCAGAACTTCCAAGTTACGGTTATTGACGCAAACACATATACCATAGTTATATCTGTAACACCAAACGCTACAGCTATTGCGGCTTCTCCCGGTGGTGGCGCAGGTGTCATAGCGGCTTATGAGATTCATACTGGCCCAGCTTATGCGGTTGCTGTAACTGGCTGGGGTGGCGGTGCTTGGGGTTCAGGCTTTTGGGGATTTGGTACTAATTCTGTTAACGCCATCCAGTTGTGGAGTCAAAATAACTTTGGCGAAGACCTGATCTATGCTCCAAGAGGCGGTGGTATCTATTATTGGTCTGCTCAAATTGGTGTTACATCATTACCTTTTACAGTGACTATTGCATCCCCCGGTGTGTTGACTGTGGCTTTGAGGAATGGAACGGCTGTTTCTTTAAATACGACTGGTGCTCTGCCAACTGGTCTGTCTGTGGGTGTGGTCTATTACGTGGTAGGTAGCACAGGCACAACTTGCAACTTATCCTTAACCTTTGGCGGTGCGGCTATTAACACCAGCGGAACGCAGTCAGGCACTCAGACTATATCTGCTAGGGGTATTGACATCACTCAATTGGGTGGTGCTTCAGATTGCCCGATTATCCAGAATACTATTTTTGTTGCTGACACAAGCCGGTTTGTGTTTGCGTTTGGCTGTAACGACTATGGCAGTACGGTTCAAGACCCTATGTTGCTTCGTTGGTCTGACCAAGAATCAGTAACAAACTGGACACCATCGGCCACAAATCAAGCAGGCAGTATCCGACTATCTCACGGCTCTGAAATTGTTACTTGTGTACAGACCCGTCAAGAGATTGTGGTTTGGACTGACTCATCTTTGTATTCTTTACAGTATCAAGGGCCGCCTGTAGTTTGGTCTAGCCAGCTTTTGGGTGACAACATCTCCATCATCGGCCCTAATGCAGCGGTTGTTGCATCAGGTGTAATCTACTGGATGGGCGTGGAGAAGTTTTATAAATATGATGGTCGGGTACAGACCATGAAGTGCGACCTGCTTCGCCACATCTTCCAAGACATTAACTTAGCGCAGGCATCCCAAGTGCTTGCTGGAACTAACGAAGGCTTTAACGAAGTCTGGTGGTTCTATTGCTCACAGAACAGCACGGCAATTGACCTGTATGTCATCTATAACTACTCAGAAGACGTCTGGTCTTATGGGACATTGGGCCGTACAGCGTGGCTTGATTCAGGGCTGCGTGACCACCCAATAGCCGCTACATACTCCTATAACCTTGTTGATCATGAGCAAGGTAATGACGACAACCAAACAGGCACACCAGTGGCTATCAATGCCATCATTGGTTCTGCGGAATTTGACATTGACGATGGCGATCACTTTGGTTTTGTCTGGAGGATGCTCCCAGATATTACATTCCGAGGCTCTACTGCGGCCTCACCCCAAGTCACAATGACGTTGATCCCCATGCAGAACGCTGGTTCAGGCTACAACAATCCCATCTCTGTAGGTGGAAACTCTAATGCCACAGTAACCCGCACGTCTACCTCTGTGATTGAGCAGTTTACAGGTCAGGTGTACGTCAGGGTGCGAGGCCGTCAGATGATTATCCAAGTGGAATCTACTCAACTAGGGTGTGCTTGGCAGTTGGGTTCGCCACGTATTGACATCAAACAAGACGGCAGAAGGGGTAACACATGATTGTTATTTCTGAGTTTGAGATCAATCAGGTTGCCTCGCCTAACCTACCGCTGTCCCCAATCCAGTATGACCGGCAGTACGCCGATCAGCTAAACAACGTGCTTCGCCTGTACTTTAACAGGGTTGATGCTATTTTGAACCAGCTAAAGACAGATTCTATTATTCCTGCTTTGACTAACTACACAGTGGCAACGTTGCCAAGCGCGGTTACTTCAGGTAAGGGTGCAAGGTCTTTTGTAACGGACGCATTGGCTCCAACATTTGGGGCAACCGTGGTAACTGGCGGCGCTATTGCTGTGCCTGTATATTCTGATGGAACGAATTGGAAGGTCGGATAATGGCACAATTTACAGATGCTCAGATAAAAGAATACGTAACAGCAAACATAGGTAATCCACAGGCCATTGCTGATGCAGCTCAACAGTACGGCGTATCAGCCGCAGACCTGTCGCGCGCTACCGGATATGACGCTGGGACTGTTGGTAGCTACTTTAGTAATGCCGGTATTGATTTTGGTCAACCAGCGCCCATAGCGCCTGTGGCGGCACCCGTAGCAGCACCTGTAGATTATTACGCGCAACAGTTTCAGCCAGATTCATACACCAACTATGAGCCCGCATACATGGGTAGAGCCGAACAAGAGACACCTACGGCTCCTGTAATGCAAACACCACCACCGCCGGCGGCAACTGGGTACGGGACTTCTGTTGCCGCTGCTGTTCCAACTGGAATTGCATCATTGGGCGCTGGTTTGCCCGGAGCAGCCGCACCTGTAGCACAAGCCACAACGCTGCCTCCCGTTACACCGCCCCCACCAGTACCGCCTGTGGCTACGGTTTTAAATGCGCCAGAAGAAACCAAGTACGGCACAGTCACACCATTTACAACAACTCAAATTAAAGACTACATCTCGGGCGTAATGGGTGATCCAACGCTTGCTTCTTGGGAGAAGACTAATAAAGTCATGGAAGCCGCCCAAAAAGCGGGCATTAGTCAGGGCGATTTAACATCTATCTATGGTAAAGATGTAGTAGACCCATACCTTAAAACCTATGGTACTGGCATCAAAGACTACATTACCAACACGTTAGGTGACAAAACCAAGTCTGATTTTGATAAAGTGGCTTTGGTTAATCAGGCCGCTAACAAGTATGGTTTGGACGCCAACGAAATTGCTCAGTACTCAGGCTTAAATAAGAAGGGCGTGGATCAGATGTTCACGGCCTTTGACACTGGGCTGGCCAGCATTGTTAAAGGCCTGTCAGCGCCTACGGTCAGTGACTTAGATAAAACAAAGGGCGCTCTGGCATTGCAGAGTAAATACAGCATTACGGATGACCAGATTGCCAAAGCTTTGGGCGGTAATATTACTGGTAAAGACGTAACTGCCTACCTTGCGCCTGTAAAAAACTTTGGAACAGATCTCCAGACCCTTACATCTGACCCCACAAAGTCAGCCAAAGATCTTCAAGCATTTGTTGATAACGCCAATAAAGATCCAAGACTTAAGGGTTTATATGGCCTAGCACTTGATAAAGTACAAAAAGCCGTACCAATCCTTGGCCTGCGTGACTCTATTTCTGGTACAGGTACTCCAGAAGAGCAAACTAAAGGTTACACAGACTTCGTGGCCGCTGTTAATGCAGACCCATCTTTGCGTGAGAAGTACGGTGCCCAAGCTGATGCCATTGATCAAGTGGCCAAGATGTCCCAGCGTATTGCTGATGAGAAGTTTGGCGGCAAGCTCCAGCCCCATATGTTCCAGACGTTCATTGGCCTTGACCAAAAGACTTTAGCTGACGTCCCTAAACAGCTTGAAGTTGGTAAGCCAGAGACTAAGAGCTATACGGACAGTGATGGCCAGACACAGACTTATACAGTGCCGGGTCAGGTAAAAGACACCAAAGGTTTAGAGCCTGTTTACAACGTCCTTGGCAGCGGAGAAGACCAGACGCAACAGTTGGTTGGCTACACAAAACCAGTTAAAACGTCAGCCGGTGTAACTGTTGACGCTCAATATGATGCAAACGGCACTCTAACCGGCTACCGTGGTAGAGATGAAGATAAGGTCTGGCCAAAGCACAGAGTTGGTATTTCAGGCCAGTGGGATGTTAACGGTAAGGCGTCACCTGTAACACAGGTAGAGTCACCCGGTGTTCTTAAGAATATGATTCAAGACGTAGCGGCACTTGGCCCAGTCGGTCAACTAGCAATTATGTTTGCTACAAGCGGTCTAGGCTCTCTTGCGGCTAGTGCTTTAACTCCAACGTTAGGCGCAACTGCAGCAAAGGTTGTTACTTCTGGAATTATAAACGGGGCTATGGCCGAAATGGGTGGTGGTAAGTTTGGCAAGGGATTTTTGACTGGCGCTGCTGGTGCTGGGACAAATTTGTTGGCTCAAAACTATATGCCAACGATTAATACTGGCAATGCCTTTGCAGATCAGTACTTTAGCAAAGCGCTTCCAAACCTTGCTACATCTACGATAGGTGCGGCAATTAACAAGAAAGATATAGGTGAAGCAGGCTTGTCTTCACTGTTAAATACAGGCACAAACATGGCCACAAGTAGCTTGATTAACAGTGCTATGCCCGATACACTGACGCCTGAAATGCAGAAGATGTTTACAGGGGTAAGTGGACAGCTTTTGTCAAGCCTATTACAAGATAAGCCAATAGACTTACAGAAGTCAATTATGAATACGATTATGCAAAATGCGATGAGTCCATCTAAGACCACCGCTAAAGAAAAGGGGTAAGCCATGGGTGATTTTGACTTTGACTTTGGTGGCCTTGACGCTGGCGAAGGTGCCTTTGATATTTCTAGTTTCTTAGGTGATAGTGGCTCATCTGGGGTTGACTTCAGTGGCTTTGATATGGGCCCAGAAGCTTTTGACATCTCTAGCCTGCTTGGTGGTGATGAAGGAATTGATTTATCTGGTTTAGACATGGGCCCAGAGGCTTTTGATATCTCTAGTTTGCTGGGCGGTGGTGACGGCAGAGAAATTGACTTTAGCAACATTGCAGGTGACTTTGGCGAAAGTCTAGGTATAGACACTACAGGACTGGATGCTGGCGAAGGCGCGTTTGATTTATCAAAGTTAACAGATTCAGGGGATGGAGAATCTTTAAGCCGTAGTCTTGGCTCAAAAAGAATTAGCCTTGCTGATCTTGAAAAAGATACAACTGGCGGCACTGGTCTTAAGTCTACGGGTCGTGGCCAGTTGTCCATGGTTGATCCAATCACTGGTGCAACAGGCATTACAGGCGAGGGATTTACCAGTCTTAAAGACCTCCTTGGCTCTGGCACTAAAGAAGAAATTGCCCGTTACACACCCGGAACAGCAGACTATGGTTTGAGATCTGGCCTTGAGACAGAAGACGGCCAAGGCTTCTCAGCTGACTCAACTCGTGGCATGAGTTTGGAAAATATGGGCGGCGGTCAGGGTTTAAGTAAGTACATCCCAGCTGAATACAGCGAGAGTGCTTTAACCAGTTTAGTTAAGAACAACCCCGGCAAATTCCCTGATATTGAGAAGTACCTTGACTCTCAATACGATAAAGCAGGCTTGACGCCATTCAAGGGTACAGGCGGAACTTTAAGCGAGACTGGGTTCTTGGCACAGAGCAGTGCGGCCAATCCACTTGGATCTAAGTACGCTATTGGTGATCCAAAGTCTTTCATTAACAACCCAACCATTACAGGCCAGCAATCTGTTGTCTCGCCCGGTCGCACCATCATTGACAACAAAGATGGCACATACAAGGTTGTTACCAATACTATTGACGGCACTAAGACTATCACCACCACTAAAGACGGTGTAGATAAGATCATTCGTGAGACAAAGACGATTGACAACACCAAAACAAACCAAGGCGCTAAAGCAACTGCTGCCAATAAAAAAGACAACAATATGCTTATGATGTTGTTGGCTTTGATGGCCATGATGAATAAGGGTGGCGGTAAATCTACAGGTTCAGGCGGCACGATCCCATCTTTACAGGCCAATCGTTCACAACTCCCATACGGCCCAGCCTCTGGTTCACAGGCGCGTCCCGGAGCTGGTGGCGTTAATTACTTTTCACCCACTACCTACACGCAGAAGGCCGCAGGCGGTGGAATGATGTACGGCGGTGGTGGCATCTCTGATCTAGGTGGTTACTCAGATGGTGGCCGTCTACTCAAAGGCCCCGGTGATGGTGTGTCTGACTCAATTCCTGCGACAATCGGTGGTAAACAACCAGCTCGTTTGGCCACAGGTGAGTTTGTTGTACCGGCAAGAATCGTGTCTGAACTAGGCAACGGCTCTACAGAAGCAGGCGCTAAGAAACTATACGCCATGATGGATCGCGTCCAGAAAGCGCGCCGCAAGACTAAAAACGTTGCTGCTGATACCAAAGCGCAAAAATACTTACCCGCTTAAGGAGTTGTTATGGCCGGAGAAACCCTACCTACAGGATCGACAAACACCCAAGGCCTAGCCGATTGGGCTTCGCCGTACATCACTAACTACTTGGGTCAGGCTCAAGCGCTGTCCCAGTCGCCCTATCAGGCCTACCAAGGGCCGCTGACTGCCGGCCAGTCTGGTCTTCAAACTCAGGCGTTCCAAGGTCTTGGCTCTTTGACTGTTCCATCAAGCATTGGTGATGCGGCTACTACGGCAGGCAACCTTGCTACCAAAGCAGGCAATCTGTCTTACACGCCAACGACTCAATCGTTTGATGCTACTCAGGCACAGCAGTACATGAACCCGTACTTGCAGGCTTCACTTAATCCTCAGTTGGATGAAGCTCGCCGTCAGTCACAGATTACTCAGGCTCAGAATGCCAGCAAGATGACGCAGGCTGGTGCGTTTGGTGGTGGCCGTCAGGCTATCCTAGATGCAGAGACTCAGCGCAGTCTAGGAACTAATCTGGCCAACATCACAGGTCAGGGCTATAACACTGCGTTTAACAACGCGCAACAACAGTTTAATGCTGACCAAGCTCGCAAAATGCAAGAGGCTCAATATGGTGCTGGTTTTGGTCTGCAAGGCCTACAGGCTGGTATGCAGGGTGCTCAGACTCAGGGTAACTTGGGTAATATACAAAACCAAGCAACCCTTGCTAATCTGGGTCAACAGCTTGCAGGCGGAGCACAAGAGCGCGGCATTACCTCAGAAGGTATTGCGGCTGACTTAGGTGAATTTGAGAAGCAACGCCAGTTCCCATACCAACAAGTACAGTTCCAGCGCGACATGATCTCTGGCCTGCCTACTGGCTCGGTCACTAACACTGCTGGACAGATGTCTGGTATTGGATCCCTGCTGTCTACATTAGGCGGCGGTACAGCAGCTGCTTCTGCATTAGGATACAAAAACGTAGGCGAATTATTGACCAGCCTTGGTCTTGATTTAGGGCAGAAATCATGAATCTTATTCAAATCCAAGAACACTTAAAGGATCTGCCTACTCAGGCAATCATGTCCTACGCTAATGGGCAGAACCCACAGGTTCCTCCGTACATGGCTCTTGGCGAGATGAATCGCCGCAAGGCCATGGAACAACGCGCCGCACAAGCTCCCGACTCCTCTGTTAAAGAAAAACTTGAGAGCGAGTTAAGCCAACAAGTAGCACTTCCCGGCATTGGTCAGGGTATGAACATGCGAATGAACCCCGCTGGCATGCCTCCACCGATGCCTGCCGCACAGCCCCAGATGGCTCCTCAGATGCCCAAGATGCCTGTACAACCAGCGGCGCGTCCTATGCCTCCACAGCAGATGGCTAAACCCGGTGGTATCCCAGCAGGCGCACCCGGAATGGCCGCTGGTGGACTGGCTGAGTTGCCTGTTCGTAAAGACATCTTTAACTACGCGCCCGGTGGTATTGTGGCGTTTGCCGAGGGTGATGTAGTTGGGCTTCCAGAGTCTGAAGCTAACGCCATCATGAGAGATCAGTTAGCGGGTAAGGTTGGCCTGCCTATGCCAGTTAACCGTGATGAAGAACGCAAAAAGTTTGTTGAAGCCAATCCAGAAATGGGCGCTTTGATTAACAAGATTCCCGGAGAAAAGTTAGCTGCATTGGCTGCAAAGCTTGAAGAACAGAATCAAGCTCAACGTTCTAGGTTCCAAGAGGGTGAAGGCCGGCAAGGTCTTGCCGCTTTATCACAGGCGTTAATCTCCGCTGGTGAAGCTACCCGTGGTCAGAAGGGCATGGGAGGCATTGGAGCCGCATTTGGTGGCTTTGGTAAGTCCTATAACGCCGCTACAGCCGCACAAGAGGAGCGCGCCGCTAAACAGCAAGCAATGGAACGTGCTCAGACCATTGAGACAATGAAGCTCCAATCTGACATAGAGCAGATGCAACGTGCGTTTGCTGAAGGTCGGTTCGATGAGGCCGCCAAGCTTAAAGATCAAATCAATGCTCGCGAAGGCAAGATCCAAGAGATCAAGGGTCTTCGTGCTAAAGACGTTCTCTCGCTTGCAGACACACGCAGACAGCGTGATGAACAGGCTCGTCACAATAAAGCGGTTGAAGATTATCAAAGACAGCAACAAGCAATTGCAGCTGAACGTGCTAAGTACGACCGCGAAAACCGTCCTTCAGCTGAAGACAAGTTGCTTGGCAAAATCCAATCCAACGTCACTGCTGACAAAGCCTACCAAACATTGGCTAAGAAACTGCAGGATACTGAAGTTGGTAGTGATGAGTATTACAAGATTCTTGACGCTATGCGTGACATTGCCTCAACTTACTATCCAAAAGATGCAAAAGGCAATTACAGAATCGCACCACCACCCCAAGTAACTCGACCTGCTGCCGGTGAAAAACCAGCCGAAGCACAAGGATTCTGGGATAAATTTTTCAACGGACCCAAGCCACCCCCTAGCCCTGTGAAGCCAACTGCTGTACCATTCGACCAGCTGCCAAAATAAGGGGTAAATATGGACGTCTTGATGCCAGATGGCACCACGATTACTGGTGTTCCAGAGGGAATCACGCAAGCTGAGTTGCTTGCTCGATACGGTAAATTTTCAGCGCAGACGGCTCCAGCCCCAGCCCCTGCCGGCCTTGAGTCTATTGCTCCACGCGCACCAAACACAATGACTGCGGACGAGTACCGCGCTCAAGTTGCGGCTAGAGAAGCACAGGGATATGAAAGAACAGTAGGCGGTACAGCCAAGGACGTTGGCATCACATTGTTAAAGGGCGCTATTGGCTTACCCGAAGCAGCTGTTGGTTTGCTTGATCTACCCACGATGGGTTATGCCGGTAAGCTTCTTGAGCAGGCTGGCTTTAAACCCAAGGAAGCCAGAGAGATTCTCGACACATATTTGTCTGAGGCTCAACAAGCGGCTAATCGCAAGGTTAGAGAAGCCCAAGGTTTCTTACCCACAGCTAAAGCAGCTCTTCAAAACCCCAGCACTATCTTTACGACAGCTGGTGAGTCAATACCACAAATGCTTGGCGGTGCTGGTATTGCTCGAGGCTTATTGCAGGTAGCTCCTAAAATTGGCGCTGTAGCCGCTGGTGCCGCAGGCGAAGGCTTGATTGGTGCTGGCGCGGCTGCAGAGCAAATGCGTCAGGAATCCAAAGACAAGTTGTTGTCTGGTAAGCAGGTTATATCTGCCGTTGGTTCTGGCGTTGGTACAGCTGCATTTGGTGCGGCTGGCGGTAAGTTGGCTAACAAGCTTGGCCTTGATGACATTGATACATTGTTGGCTGGTGGTGCAAGTCAAGCTGCCGGACAAGCCAAGCAGGGCGTTGGCAAATCAGTAAGAGACTTTGCTCTGAAAGCTACGGGCTCTGGCATCTCTGAGGGTGTGTTTGAGGAGTTGCCACAGTCAGCGCAAGAGCAGATGTGGATGAACTACGCCATGGACAGGCCACTCATGGACGGCGTTGCTGAAGCATCCGCCATGGGCATGTTGGCTGGCTTTGGTATGGGTGCAGTCGGTGGAGGCTTTGGTAGCCTTCGTAAGACTGGACAAGCACCAAGCGGCCTTGAGAGCTTGCTTGCAGAAAACAAACAAATACTTGGAGTTCCCCCAGATGAAGGAGCTCCCGCTGGTATGGCGCCAGCACCCACAACTCCTCCGTCCACTAGCCCAGTTGTCGGCACTATGACAGTTGATGTTGATGGAAAGCCTGTTACAAAAGTTACTAGACAAGACGGCAGTGTAGACATTGATGGTGTGCAAGTTACACCGCCAACTGCAGTCGCAGAACCAGTAGTTACTGAACAACCACCAAGCACTGAATTAATCCAGCAAGTATTGGATGAGAGCCAAGACACAGGCCAGATGATGGGTGAGCTTGAGGGTAAACCCGTAGAGACTGGTGAGCAAGTAGCGCCTACTGGTGGTCCATCTGCACCTACAGTGACTAAGCCACAGGCTCCGGTAACAACGCCAGAAGCTGTAGTTACTACGCCAGAGTTTACTGTACCAACAGGATTTAAATACACGTTGTTGCAAAGCCCAGCTTACGAAGGCTTTGAACCACTATCTTTGGAAGATGCTGACTTTGAATTGGAGGCTTTAGAAGATAGCGCCAATAAAGGAAGAATGACTCCGGAGCGTTTTGCTCAATCTGAGATTGGCAAAAGGCTTGGCACCGCACAGATAATGCAGATCAATGAAGGGTTAAGAACTGATCCTATTGGAACGCTAAAAGCATTACGCAGTAATCTTGCGCCAACGGAAGCGCCGGCAGCTCCAGAAGCGCCAGCCACCTCTACCACTGGTAGTGTTACAGAACCGTTTGTTACTAACAGGCGTGTTGCTGTAGTTAAAGAGGTTAATGGCGTCAAGGTTCCGTTCTATATCAGCACTGGTAGTGGCGGTAAAAAGAATGTGCCTACAGGCCAGTGGTACCCATACTTTGGTAACGGTCCAGACGGTTGGTTTAACAAGGGTAGTGAAGAAGACATCAACAACTTTTACAACTCGCCCGAACTCAAGGCAGCTGCGGATGAGCTAAACACTACCATTGGAGACATTCGTTCTCAAATGGGTCAACTGCCCACTGCACAGGCGCTAGGTATAAACCCTAACGAAGGTTTATCTCCTGCAGCCAATGGTGACGCAAAGGCCGTTGAGAACATTCGCAATACGATTGACAGGATCACCAAGGGTAGAACTGTAGAGAAGACTCCAGAGGCACCAGTCGAAGAGAAGCCACCAGAGGAAAAGCCCGCTGATGTTGTTGAACAGCCAGCCGAGGAAGCGCCAGCGGAAGAAAAACCCGCTGAAGAAAAGCCTGCGGAAGAGACACCTACAGAAGAGTTAGTAAAGCCTGCAGAAGAGAAACCTGCTGAAGGTGAACCCAAACCTACAGGCGGTCCATCTGCGCCCGCTGGAGGCCCATCTGAGCCTGCTGGTGAGGCTGCTCCTACTGGTGGTGCTAAAGAGCCCAAGCCACCCAAGGTAAAGCTTACTGAAGAAGAGAAGATTAAAGCTGCTGAAGAAAAAGCTAAAGCTGAAGAAGAAAAGAAAGCCGCTGACGAGCAAAAGAAAAAGCTCGAGGAATTTAACAAGCAGCCTATGAAGGTTGCTATGGAAGAGGGTAATGCTGATCAGGTTTCAACTTTGCTGTACGGCAACGCTGTAGCAGAAGACCTTTTCCCAATCATCTTCCCTGCAGAAGGTCTGTTGCGTATTCCTGTGGACTTGCCAAATGTTTCTAAGATTGAAGAGGCATTAACTAAGTTTGGTTTCCGCATTACTGATCGTTCTATCCCTTCTGCTACGGATGATCCATCCTACACAGGACCAGAGCGCGTCACTATATCAGCGTTATACAAGCCGGAGAAAATAAGTATTCAAGGTGGTGGTGCTGAGTTTGTAAAGAACCGCAAGGGTAAAGTTACAGCACCTCCAGCTCCTAAAGACGCTACAGACAGTCAGATCTCTAAGATGTTGGCAGCTGTTGCCAAGGACACGCTACTTGACATTGACTCAAACAAAGACAATTCGTTTGGTGCAATGATGTACAAAGAGGGCATCGTAAGCTTCGTCATGCCGGCGTCTGATTACCTGCTAAAGGCTATAAAAGAAAACAGAATAGTCCGTGTATCGGACAGGACTGGTAGCCGTCAAGCCATTAAACTGGCTCTGGAAGAGGGTAAGCAAGAGGAAATACAAAAGCTCTTGCAGAGTTATGTTGATGCACTTCAAGGCTTGCAGGCGGTCTTTGACTCACACGCCCGTGTTGGTGAATTAGATAAGGCACTAAGAGAAAAGTACATCAAAGATGCGGAAGCAAGTGGTTCATCTGCAAAGTACACCGAAGATGGATTAAATCTACGCAATAAGTTATCAGCAAATGCTTTAGTTAATCTATTTAACAAGATGGATGGCTTGTTTGCGGCTAATCAAGATTCAACCGATCAAACTAATCGTATCGTTAAGAAAGAAACCGAAGTACCACCAGAGCTTGGCAACATTGTTCGCCGTGGTATGCGTGATCACCGACAGGGTCGTGATGTTGATACAAACGATTTTGTAACTACGTTTGGTTTCTTCCCGGGTGGTATTGACTTTGGTAACTGGGTTAACCAGACTGAGCGAGCTGCTCACCTTAACGCCATCTATGACACCATGTATGACTTGGCGGATGTCTCTGGTATCAATCCAAAGATGTTGGGCTTGGGCGAGAAGCTCAAGATGGCCATCGGAGCGCAAGGTCGTGGCGGCAAAACTGCAGCTCATTACTTCCCCAAGCTTAATGAAATCAACCTGACCAAAACCAAAGGTGATGGATCACTTGGACATGAGTGGCAGCACGGCTTGGATTGGAACCTTCAGCAGACGCCAAACGGCAAGTTATTAATGTCGGGCACAGTCTCGCGTCTTAAAAAGCAGATTGAGATTGAGACAGTAGAGAACTACCTAAAGGGTGTGTTACGTGATACAGCTGGTAGCACAGACAACCGTAATCTCCCTCCCAAGAAAGCATTCTTTGCGGCCATCTCAAATCAAGGCTACTGGGGTACAGCCCCTGTTATCAGAGATTCAGACAAAACAACGCAATACTTTAAAGACGCACAGCAATTAGACCAAGACGAAGGCAGAGAGCCTCGCTACTGGGGCACAGACGTAGAGCTGTTGTCTCGCGCGTTTGAGGCTATGCTGTTTGACGCATCTAAAGGTGGCAGCCCATACCTTGTTGGCCCTACCGTTGCTGATGGATACATTACCAAAAAGAATGGTTATGGCGGCACCATTTACCCACTAGGTAAAGAGCGTCCAAAGCTCAATGAAGTCTATAAGCAGATGCTCACCCAGATTGACCCAGAGACTCTGGAAGTCAAGACCTACAAGATGGACACCAAGATTGTTGAAATTGAAGATCTGGGTTATGCAGTCCTAGACCAATATAACTTGGATTCAGGTACTTCTGGTGGTTTGGTTTGGTTTAAAACTGAAGACGAAGCCAAACGTACTAAAGCAGCGCGTGATGGCCAAGAGCGAGTCTTGACGCCAACTGACATGCAGATGAGCAAGGTCAACCAGCACATCATTGACATGGCCAAGCGCATTGACGTTATTATGGAAGAGATGGGTCTGTTTAAGTGGCCTGAGATTAAGAACGGCTCAATGGCTGAGTCCATGTTCTATCACATGCGTCAGGGCTGGTGGCCAAAGAACAACCGTGAGCTGGCTGAGTATGGTATTAAGGCCTACTTACAAAATCCAGAGTTGCTTGGTTTTAACCCAGCTAAAGACCAACGTGAGATTGAAAGATACAAGATTGCTGACTTTGAAGGTGATCGCGTCAAGCTTAAGCAGACTCAGGAAGACTTTGAGGCGGCAGCTACACGTTACATTAGCCAAGTCATTACTGACATGCGAGCGCAGGGCTCAGATACAAAGGCCATCTACGAATACATCGTTAACCTGTATCAGAACCAACCTACATTAGACGTTCAGTCTGTACTGAGCAAGAGTAACAACGCCTACTCTACGCCACTCCCTATTGCTTTCTTAGCAGGTATGCTGGCGCGTGTTAAGTCCACTACAACAGTGTTAGACCCAACAGGTGGTAACGGCATGTTGGTGGTGGCGGCTAACCCACAGAACGTCACAACAATAGAGTTAGACCCACACCGTGCCGAGAACATGCGTCTAATGCAAATCGGTAACGTGATTGATGGTGATGTGTTTGAGAAATTAAAAGACCTAAGAGATCAAGAGGTTGATGTTGTCTTGGCAAATCCTCCGTTTGGAGCTTTGTCTACGCCTGATAACGTCCCGTCTTGGAATGGTCAGAACTATAAGATTGGTACGCTTGATCAAGCGATTGCTGCCAAGTCTTTGCGCGCCATGGCTAACAATGGCCGTGCTGTCTTGATCCTTGGAGCTCACCCCAAGCCCGGAACAATTACATCCACAGATCGGGTGTTCTTGAACTGGTTATATGGGAACTATAACGTAGCGGATCACTATGAAATTGCTGGTGGCTTGTATCGTAAACAAGGCGCGAATTGGCCGTTGCGCGTCTTAGTTATTGCCGGCAGAAACCAAACGGACAACGTTTATCCAATTGACTCAACCGTTGATCGGATAACTACATTTGATGAACTTTGGAGCAGATATGTTCAAACCAGTGATCGTAGCGAACAAGTCGTGGTGGGTACCGGAAAGAAACAGCCAGCTACTGGCGGTGCCAATCAACCAGCCGGAGGAGTACCAACAAGCGGTGCGGTGGAAGATGGAGGCACTGGCGCAGGAGTGGGGACTACAGAGGGCGGTGGAGTCGGCGAACAACTACCTAAAACAGGACGGGGCACTGGAACTACCGCTGGCGGAGGACGAGGAACAGCTGGTGGAGCTGGTACTGCTGAACAGCAGCCGGATAGCGGAAAAGGTAAACGAGGGGGACCCAGCGGTGTCGAAGCCGGCGGAACCCAAGGAGGCCAAGATGGCGGCGGAGGATCAGGAGATGAACTGGGAGGACTTTCTGACCTAGACCTAGAAGCATTATTTAAAGACATCAATGAGTCTTTAGAAGAGAAAGAAACAAAAGGTAAGCGAGAAAAGCCAACTGGCGGGGCTAGAAAACCAAGAGAAGCTAAAGAGCCGGGCGCTAAACGCGAACCCAAAGCGGCGGCTGTTGACGTTTCTCCAGAGATGCAAGCTTTGGTTGAAGAATTAAGAATTGCTTTAACTGGCAAAGCGCCACAAGTAACCAAAGAAACTACACCAGAAAACAGTCCAGAGCGTTTGGATAAGCAAGTTGGTGAAGCATTGGGACGTATTGCCCAAGATACAAAGAACACCAGTGATGACCCTAACAGTGGTCAATACTCACGCAAGGGTGATCAAGAGTACGCTAACGTACAGCCAATCATTCAAAAGGTATGGAACTTAGCTGGAGAAACAATAAGTGATTTTAGTGCGCGAGTTAAACACATTGTTAATGTGTTGGTTCCCCAGCTAGGAAAAGCAATCGTAGCCCACATCCAAACATTTATTGGAAGCCTACGCACTGTTGTACAAAAACGCCCCAAGAACCAAACCCCTGTTCAGTCTGAACCTATTGATACAGAGTCACGGGTTGTCTACCTTGGTAAGTCACGCTTTGCCAGCGATGGCATTTACTTACCACGCGCGCAGTCTCAGCATGCTTACTCTGCACTTGAGAACCTAGAAGCACAAGTTGGCAACATTGATGAGTTTGTTGCTAGTGAGCTGGGCTACCCATCGGTAGAGAAGATGGCCAAGGGATTGGCGGGCTATCAGATTGATGGCTTGGCTCTGGCTATTCAGGCTAACAAGCTTGGTAAAGGCTTCATCATTGGTGATGACACTGGCGTAGGTAAAGGCCGTGCAGCTGCTGCCATGATTGTCTGGGCTAAGAAGAACGGGAAGATCCCAATCTTTGTAACTGTTAACGATTCAATGTACACATCTATGTACGAAGATTTGATTAACATTGGACACGAAGAGTTCAAGATTGGCATGACCAATAACAATGCCATCATTCAGCGCAATATGGGTGGTGGCAAGATTAAGACTGTGTTCGAGAACAAAGGTAAGGCCGGTCCTGATTTGATGGCTTACATCAAAAAGAACGGTGAATTGCCAAAAGGCATGGACGTTTTGTTCACAGCCTACTCTCAACTGAACGGTGGTGCTGGCTCACCTCAACGTCAAGACGCTATTGCATCTTTGGTCGCCCAAGGCAAAGCTGTTTTGATTATGGACGAAGCCCATAACGCAGCTGGTATCCCTTCTGATTCAGACTCTAGGGGTCAGAACGCATTCTTTATGTCATTGCTGACGGGCATAGATTTGCTTGGCAAAGACGTTGAGACTCCAGAAGATTGGGTGCCACCACCAGCAGTTTATTTGTCTGCCACGTTTGCAAAACGCCCAGACAACATGCCTCTGTACATCCATACCAACTTGCGGTATGCGGCCAATACGCCTGAAGAGTTGACCAACTTGTTTGGTAAAGGCGTTAAGACTGACGTCCTGCAACAGGTTTCCTCTGAGATGTTGGTAGAGTCTGGCTCCATGTTACGCCGCGAGAGATCGTATGAAGGCGTCAAGATGGACTTTGTTACAGACGATGCAAACGCACCACGCGACATCCGTGAAGTTGACAAAGTTACAACCATTCTTAGAGCGTTAGTTAACGCTGACCGTGCACTTAAAGAGTGGTCAAAGGATCCTTCTAATCAAGCTTTGATCATTAACACGCTTGGCCCACCCGGCTCCATGCTGGGCAAAGAAGGCCCGACTGCCTTTGCTGAAGCCAAAGGTAATCCATTCACCTCTGTGGTCCACAACTACATTGGTACGCTACTGCTGTCTGCTAAGACTCAGACTGCCGTAGACATGGTGATCGACAAGATGAACAACGGCGAGAAGGTTGTTGTTGGTCTGCAGAATACCAATGGTAGTGCGCTAGATGACTTTGTTGCAAAGAACGGCATTAAGATAGGCGATGAGATCCCTAACTTTGGTTGGCAGACTTTGCTTCAGCGAGCGATTGATTCGACTAGAAAGATCACGCTGAAGTCTGCTACTGGGAATCCAAAAGACAACGTCAAGGTTGAGATCCCATACTCTTTGATGCCCCCGTCAATTAGGGCAGGCTACGACAATCTGGCAGACATGGTCAAAGACTTCCAGTCTGATTTGCCTGTGGCTCCTATTGACTACATGCGTACACAGCTTGAAGGCAAGTACGTGTGGACAGCTGACGGCAAGACTAACGTTGGTGACGCACCACCGCCCGGAGTTAAAGCCAGACGTCTGGTGGTCAAAGAGATTACTGGCCGTAACACAGCGGTAGATTACAGTGGCGATAAGCCCAAGTACATGGCTCTGAGCAATCCAGAGCGCACCGAGATGATCTCTTCATTCCAGAACGGTGAAGAGTCAGAGAACGGACCGATTGATGTATTGATCATTAACTCAGCTGGTGCAACTGGTATCTCGTTACACGCATCTACAGAAGCGTTTGATCAGCGCCCACGCCACATGGTGGTGCTCCAGCCTCATGGAGACATCAGCGTATTCATCCAGTTGCTGGGTCGTATCCACCGCACTGGTCAGGTTGAATGGCCTTCATTCACCATGTTGGCTACCGGCATTCCAGCCGAGCGCCGTATCTTGGCCATGCTTCGTAAGAAGTTGTCAAGCTTGAAGTCCAATACATCGGGTGGCTCTAGCAGTACCAAGGTGAACGGCGTTGACTTTATCAATAGGTATGGTGACGTTGCTACTGCCGAGTACCTGAACGAACATGCTGACATCCGTGCATTCTTAGCCCAGCAGTCATTTGCAGATCCCGCAGAAGCCGCTGGCTCTGACTTGGCACACAAAGCCTCTGGTACAGCTGGCCTTCTGTCCTCCTCAGACCAACAGGAGTTCTTTGACTCTATCGAAGCTAGTTACTTGGCCGAGATTGAGCTGCGTAATGCGACAGGAACAAACGCCCTTGAGCGCCGTGTTCTGCCGCTTAACGCTGAAATGATCAAAGAGAACCTGATCGAGGAAGGCTTAGATAGCACCAATCCGTTCTTGTCTGATGTGGTGATGGCTCAGTTCAACGTGGATGTGATTGGCTCAATCCCAACCCAGAAAAACATTGAAGATGATATTGCCCAAGCCTTGAATGGTCGCACTGCCCAACAAGTTGTAGAAGAGATTGATACCGATCTCAACACAGTTTTTGTTGAAGTGCGTAACCAAATCATTTTAAAACAGCAAGCTTTGAGTGCCGCCATTGCCGCACCCGGAGCTACTGAAAAAGATATTGCAGAGTTAACGAAGCAAAAAGAGGCTCTGGACGTACAGTTTGCTACTCTTGGTGAGCGCAGAGAAAAGACTTTAAGCGCCTTGAGGAATCAGTTTGCCATCGGTACTGGCTTTGATTCATTCATGATTAACAACGTGCCAGCAGCTGCTGTTGTGATCGGCGTTAAGGTAGACAAGTCAAGGATTGGTAAGTCAAAAACTGGCAACCCATACTCGCCATCCAACTTTCAGATCATCCTTAAGCGCAATATCCCAGAGGGGCGCGTTGCTCCTACGCTGGCTGCCCTTGAGGGACCAAGCATTGAACGAAGCCAGCCAATGCGTAGACCTCCGCTGGACGAATTTTTTGCTCTGAAGTCAGTGACGGGTGGTCGCACTACTCGTTACATTGCACTTGGCAATATCCTGAGAGCAGCTCAGTTGTTTGACAAAGATGGTGGCGAGATCGCTAAGTTCACCTTGCAGAATCAAACAGAGGAAGTCTCTGGCGTGATCATGCCTGTGAAGTACCAGCCTGTTGCCATCAGTGATCAGCCTGTGCGTATGCGTAACGCTAATGCTGCAGTGCAATATACGTTAGCTGCTTGGAATGAAATTCTACGGAAAAAGTATGACTCCACTCAGATGGAAGATTACAAAGACATAGCAGATAGTTTGGGACAGTACCTGCTGCCAAACTTGCCAAGCTTTGTGCCGTATGCAGAAAACTCAAAGAACTCTTACACAACCAAAGTTGTTCGTGGTGCCAATAACATTTGGACATTGACGCTAGACAGCTACAGGCCAACCGGCTTTAGGTTGTCTATCTCTGGTGATGCGCCTAAGAAGTTTGTAACGTCTATCAAAGGCGTTTCATTGGCCAAGAAAAAGGGTGGCCCTTATGAGATGTCCCCACGGGATGTTATTGCAGACCCAGTAAACCTCATTGCCCTAATTAAAAACTTGCACAAGCATTACCCTGCCACAGTGGAAGCTGACGCTGGTCAACTTGCCCGTGAGGTAATGAAGGTTGAGTTTGATGACTCTGAGTCTAAGAAAGGCATGTTCTCTCGCGCTATACCCGAGGGCGGTCAGAGCGTTGAGGATGTAGAAGCTCAGATCAAAGCAATCAAGGGTATCAATGTTAAAGTGGTTCAGTCTGCTGACAACTTGCCTGATGCAGCTGCTCCCGCTGATGTGGAAGGTGCTTGGTTCTCTGGTAACACTGTTTACTTGGTGGCTGATAACCTGCCAAACGCCCAGCGTGTTCAAGAAGTGCTGGCGCATGAGGCCATTGGTCACGCTGCATTAGAAGGCATGCTTGGCAAAGACTTGATGAAGGTCATGGTCCAGAATGTTCAGGAGCTGGAGAAAACCTCTAAGGTTGTTCAAGGGATTGCCGCACAAGTAGACCGCACACAACCCGGTCTATCACCCGAGCGCCGTGCTAAAGAAATCGTGGCCATGATGGCAGAGCGCGGAATGCAAAACAGCATCATCCAGCGCGTCATCAAAGCCGTGCGCGGTTGGTTAAGAAGCTCTGGATTTACTCTGCAGTTCTCTGACAACGACATCTTGGCGTTACTCCAAAATGCTGAAACGTTCTCTGGTGAGATGGCAGACGCCACAAGCGAAGCTTTGTACTCCAGAAACTTCAAAGGTGGGCCCGGTGCATTGTCTACGTGGGAAGCTGCTGACGATCTAAAGTTAACAGACACACTTGTTTACAAGTTCATTGATAAGCACATCGACACCAAACGTGTGATTGAAGCCATCAATAATGAGTCTGGCCGTATTGAGGATAATTGGAATCCCTACCTGAAAGAAGAGTTATTCCATGGCAGAACGGCCAAGCAGACTACAGACTTTCTGAAGAATGACTTGCGTCCTTTGCTTCAGGACATGGATAAGCGCGGGGTAACGCTTGAGGAGTTCAACAAGTACCTTCACGCTAGACATGCAAAAGCCCGTAACGCATTTATTCTTAAACGTGACCCAACCAATCCTGCAGGTTCTGGATTGTTTGATGACGAAGTAGATGCCTACATGGATGCTTTGGACAAAACTCCAGAGCTGAAGAAGAGTTACGAACAGCTTGCTAAGAAGATTGATGAGATCGTTACTGGCACTCAAGAGCTGTTAGTGTCCTCCGGCTTGGAAAAGCAAAGCACGATTGATACTTGGCGCGAGAGCCTTCCGTTCTATGTGCCTTTAAACCGTGAGCCTGACGAGCTTGATTTTATCAATGCAAGCAGTGGCATGGGTCAAGGCTTTGCTGTAAAGGGTTCATTTACTAAAGCCGCAGTAGGTTCGCTCAAGAGTGTCAGCGACATCATCGGAAGCTTGGCACTTGCGCGCGAACGTGCCATCGTCCGTGCAGAAAAGGTGCGCGTTGGACGGGCGCTGTATGCACTGGCCATTCAGAATCCTAATCCAAACTTCTGGAAGCCAATCAACCCTGACGCCATTAAGAACAAGGCCAAGTTGATTGATGAGATTGTTGCCTTGGGAATGAACCCCAATGACGCAAACAACATCTTCCAAGAGCCAAAGACCGGTGCGATTGATAAGAAGACTGGGCTTGTCAAGTACGAAATCAATCCAAACATGCGTAACTCGCCTAACGTATTGGCGTTGCGTATTAATGGTGAAGACCGCTATGTGTTCTTTAACCCGGGCAACCCAAGCGCCAAGCGCATGGTGGAAACCTTAAAGAACATTGGCATCAATGACCTAGACGAAGTACTTGGTAGCGTTGCTGAGATCACCCGCTTTATGGCGGCTGTGAATACCCAGTACAACCCTGTGTTTGGTGCGTGGAACTTTACACGCGACTTACAGGGTGCGGCCATCAACCTTTCTAGTACGCCTCTTGCAGATAAAAAGGGTCAGGTCATTGCTGACTCTATGACTGCTGTTAGAGCTATCTATCGCGTCCTGCGCGGTAAGCCAGCCACAAATCCAGAGATGCAGAAGTGGATGGATCTGTTTGAGAGGTTCCAAAAAGCTGGTGGCCAGACTGGATTCCGCGAGCAGTTTAGCCGTGGTCAGGGTAAAGATACGATTGTTGCCCGTGAGCTGGGACGTCTGAGCCGTAGCAACGTTAAACAAGCCGCCTATGCTGTCTTTGATTGGCTGTCTGACTATAACGATGCACTAGAGAATGCTGTCCGTTTGGCTTCGTTCAAAGCTGCGTTGGACAAAGAGATGTCTGAGGATCAGGCAGCAAGTTTAGCTAAGAACATCACTGTTAACTTTAACCGTAAGGGTGCAAGCACTCAGACGATTGCCGCCTTGTATGCGTTCTTTAACGCCGCTATTCAAGGTACAAAGCGTTTGGTTGAAACACTGTTCACAAAGGACAAGACTGGCAAGATCAAGTTAAGCTCCCTCGGTAAGAAGATCATTGCCGGCGGTATGTTCCTTGGCGTCATGCAGACCGCTATTTTGGCGATGGCTGGCCTCGGTGCAGATGAGCCTCCTGAGTGGGTGAAGTCCAAGAACTTGATCATCCCAGTAGGCGATGGTAAGTACTTGACCATCCCAATGCCGCTTGGATTTAACGTCTTCCCTAACGTTGGTAGACTGATCGCCGAGTACATGATGGTTCAAGCTGGCGCAATGAATGGTAGACGCGACCTTCAGACAACCATCACAAACATCTTTAATGCAATACTTGGTTCTGTTAACCCGCTGGGAACTAGCACGTTTGCTCAGACACTGGCACCAACCATTGTTGACCCATTCGTTGCGATTGCTGAGAACAGGGATGCCTTCGGACGTCCTATCTCAAGAGAAGACAAAGCTCTTGCTCCTTCGCCCGGATATGAGCGTAGCCGTGAGACTGCAAACTTTGTGTCCCAAGGCTTGGCTTACGCGCTGAACTTCATCACTGGTGGTGGCGACAAGGGCATAGGTTTGGTTAGTCCTACGGCAGATCAGATCAGTTATGTGGCTGGCCAGTATGCTGGTGGTGTGGGTAAGCTTGTCATTCAGACAGGCGAGTTCGTTAAGAGTCAATTCACTGGTGAAAAGGTAGAGACTTACCAAATACCAGTAGCAGGCAAGCTCTATGGCGACATCAAAACGCCGGCAGCTATCGCAGGCGTGTTCTACGAGAACATCAAGGTAATGTCCAACCACGAACGGATCATTAAAGACATGAAGGGTAAGGGCGTAGAGGCTTACTACAAAGAGTCACCTGAAGCCAGACTGTGGCGGCGCGCTAACTACGTTGAGAATGAGATTGCTCGCCTCAAGAAAGAGAAAAAGGCCTTGAAGGAGCGCGATGCCCCCGAGGCCCAGATTAAACGCAAAGATGAAGCCATCAAAGAGAAGATGGATGCGTTTAACAAACAAGTTAGTAAGGTCCAATAATCCCTTGCTCAAAGAATAAACCCAGAGTTTTGCGATGTGCTTCCTCCCACATCTCAATCCTCTGGGCTTTATCCATCTTAGAGCCTTGGTCTAAGTCGCTGTGGCACCTAAAACATAATGACGCTATACGGTAGTCGTGAGCTTTGAGCCCACGGCCTTTGCCGTCCCGCAGTTGATTACTGTGGGCAGCTACCACTGTTCCATCACTCACTCCGCAGTGTTGGCACGGTAGGAGCCTCGCGGCTTTTAGCATTTTTTCGTTGCGATACATTTTTCTTCTCTGGTTTGCAATCAAAGCAGACCCAGCGATTACTGTTGCGGTCTACAACTTTGCCGTTGTCTAATGATTTAAGGTGCTCACACGTAGCGCAGTATCGCTTACCGTATATCCTCATGTTTTCTGACATTGCGCTTTTCCTTTTTGATTGCAGCCAGTCCTTCTTCGGGTTCTTTATCGCGCGCTTTCATCCATTGATCGGCTATGTCATGAGCTGCTTCGGCTAGGTTCTCACCCTCCCTGTTACGGAGGATGAGCCCAGCCAAAGCAAACATAGACGCCAGATCACGCAGATTGGTGTCATGCTCCATCAGTGAACCTCTTTATCTTGTTCCGCTTCTAAGACGGCGCGAAAAGAATGCGTCATGCAGTATGCAAACACTTGCTCTGGCATCTTTAGTTCAAGGGCGATCAAGCTTGCCACATGGGATAAAGCTGAGATAGCGGCTTCTGGCGGAACGTTTTCAGCGTTCATAACAACAGCAAGGATGTCATCGGCCAACTTGCTGGTGTATTTGATTTCGTCATCGTTAGTGTCCATCACATCTCCAGTTCTTTGATTTGATCAGCCAACACATCGGCCAAGTACTTACCGCGAACGGCAATGTGCTCGATCTCTTTGCAGGCATCTATCTCTTTGATACAGTCTTTGAGCGCCTTGTTATACCCAGACTTGAAGGTATCGTCACCATCAACGATCATGCAAATGGCGTCCCGCACCATGCTAGATGCTTTACGTTGTTTGGCAAGCTCTTTGATCTTGTCGTGATACTCCACTGGTAAGTAGACGCTGTAAGGGATTAGTTTCTTCATGCTTTCCTCCAAGCTTCGAAGCTGGTTCGCAATTGATTGAATAAATGGCGGGCTTCTTCGTTGGTCTTAAGCTCTTTGCGAGACTCTATGTCCAAGTAGGATGAAATCCACTGGGCACAAGCCTTCTCATTCTTTTCCATTAGCCACTCTTTCTGGTGCAGCCACTCCCAAAACTCTGGGTCACGGCACATAATGCCGGCCAGCTTCACCGCATGATCGCCCGGGAATTCGTTCTCTCGGTTCATCGGTTGTTCGTCATCACCCAGACGCACCATGACAACAACGTAGCGCGAGCCTACAAAGTCGCGCATAAGGTCGTTGTGAAGTTCGTCAGGGTGAACAGCCAAAGACAGCATGTAGCCGTCCTTGGATTGCTTTAGGCCTGTCTTGATTGCTTCAAATTGAATTGGATCGGCCAATTTTTAACTCCAAGTACTTGATCACGCCAACAGACATGGTCAACTGTTCTTCAAGCTTGCCGATCTGTTCTTCAAGATTGTCAATCTTTGCCTCAAGCTTGGCTTCGTCTTTAATTGACGCCTGCAAGGCATCATCAAGAACATTGCAGACTTTCTCCCACTGCTTAATTGTTTTAGGCTTAGTCATCCCATGGATCCTTTCCGGGTGCAGACTCTTCTGGCTTCTTGTAAGTGTTAACCTTCAAGCCAACCTTACGATTGCCGTCTTTGTCCTTGGAAAGCCATGCGTCAAGCTTGATCACAACGTGATCTGACTCTGCACTGGCCATGAGCTCCTTCATCAAGGCCAACTCAATCTTGATGTCACCAACCATGTCCGGCTGCATGTCTTTCTTTTTGTACTTGTTGCTCCACAAAGTACCGCGATTTGGATAGTCCATCATTACTCCTTAAAAAAATGATCGTTTTGCTTTTGTAAAGTTGTCAATGACGTCAGCATAGACAGATGGGTTCAAGGCTTTGAGCTTGTCGTACAAAGGCTTGTTCACTTGGAACATCTGTTTAAGCTGATCGGCATCGGTGGCCATGCTGATCTTTAGATTGTTCACTTCAACCATCATGTCAACCCATGCCTCATCATCGGGCGCATCAATGATCATGGTCCACTCAGGCTTTGTCTCAACATACTGTGGTGGAATGGGGTCTACTTTGCCTTTAACGGGCTTTGTAGGCGCTTTCAGCTCTGGGACAGGGCTTGGCTTCGGCGTGGGCTTTGGCGCTTCCTTAACGGCCTCTACGGGTGGTGCAGAATCAATGGAATCATGCTCCGTGAGCTCCATGGCTGCCATCCAGAGGTAACGGCGTTGATAAGTCTGTATGCTACCCATGAGCTGGATAGGCTGGGCACCTTTAAGAGATGCCTCGGCCATTGGGCTACTGATCACAATGACTGTGCCGTCATCTACATCGGTGATGCAGAGCTGGGCATACTCAGTGTTAAAGGAGACTACCCCACACAAACCAACCTCATGAAAGATGGTCTGAATGTGGGGGATGAAGTCCCCCAACTCAAAGTAAGAATAACCTTGGTAGGCATTCTTGCCTGACTTCTTCATCTCTACAGACTGAAGCATGACTCGGGCGGCCATGAGTTTCTTATGCACTGACATTAGGTGTTCCTTCTATTGCTAATTGTTGCGCCAATGCCCAAGCTTTCTCTTCTTCCTTCTTGCGCGCTTTGTACATTCTCTGGTACTCGCGCTGTCTGGTTTTCTGCTCGGGCGTCAAAACCTTCTTGGTCTTCTTAACCTTGACTCGCAAAGCTTCAAGCTGTGCAACCTTTTTCTCTAGCGTTGCAACAACAGTGATCAGTGCTGTGATTTGGCTTGTAGCGAGGCTTAGTTCGCTGGCAATCTTCAATTTTTCTTCGGTTGATATAAACATGACTTACTCCTTTGTTGATAAATAGTCTTTGTACTGGTTACAGAAGCCACTGACAGAGCAGAAGTTCGCGCATCGCGTCCTTTCACCCTGACGAACCTCTATCTCGTACTCTTTCCCATACTCAGCCACCTTGGCTTGAGCTTCCTCATCGGTATTGCAAACATTACGTGCTTTGACATTACCAATCTTTTTCACTGCGTATGTTGTAGGCTTCTCCCACATCTGGTCGGGCGTACAAAATGGCAGTTCATCTCCTGTCTCCAAGTCAAACAATGCGTTGGAGTGTTCTTTAATCTTTCCCAGAATGAAGGCTTCGCGCCGTTCCATTGACCATAACGGCACTGAGATCACTTTGATGGGGGCTTCTGGGTAGCCGGGCTTGAGGGCTGCATCTCTGCGTGACCAATCGCGAATGATGGCTACGATCTCAAGCTTAGAAACCTCAACCTTCTTGACGTACTCAACCAACCATGCGTAGATGTTAAGCTGGTACTCCCAGTCAACCTTTTCATTCATAACAGACCAAGCGCCTGTGGTTTTGTAGTCGTTGATTGTGACTGTGCCGTCTGCGTTGATGATCTGCAGGTCAATCGCACCAGAGATAGACCATCCATCAATCTTTGCGTGGAGGCGTTCTTCGATCAGGTGGTTCTCGTCTTTCCCATGCTCGAGTACGCCGTGGATGGCTGTACCAAAGATAGACCAGACCATTTCGGTAACGTCTGTCTCGATTTTGTCCTCATGCAGTTTGCGTAACTGTACGATGCGTGGTGAGTTAATCAGCTCTGTGGCAGAGATGTTTGCCTTACCCTTTGAGTAGGTAGGGCGCTTCATGATGTTCACGAAGGTCTGTGGTAAGTTGTATTTGTTTGTGATGATCACAATTTGCTCCTGTATAATCGGCAACACATTATACCCATAGTATTTCATGTCTTGCAAGATTTATTTTAAAGAAAGTTCGTATGCTCAAAATTGGAATAGACCCGGGACTATCTGGCGCCATAGTTTTTGCGCGTGATGAGTCTCCTGTCGAGTGGCACAAGATGCCGACAATGAAGATTGGCGCGTCTAACAGAGTTAATGCGGCAGCGCTTGCAAGAATTATTAAAGCGCGCATGTATGGTGATGATGACATCAGGGCGTATGTCGAGCTGGTGGGTAGTATGCCCGGCCAAGGCGTGGCCTCGATGTTCTCGTTTGGCCATTCTGCTGGTGTGATCCAAGGTGTACTGGGTGCGTTTGAGATTTCTGTAGTGATGGTTACGCCCCAATCATGGAAGAAGCGCGCGGGGTTAGTGGGTAAAGACAAAGACGCATCAAGGACGTTGGCCATACAGATGTGGCCTTACTGGCGTGAGCTAGATAAAAAAGGCGTGGGTCAAGCGTATGCAGATGCGGCGTTCATTGCACTTTACGGAGATTGATGTAGAATAAATTCCGGCAAGCATTTGCCACTCTCCTTTGTTGGGTTGTCCTTTACTCCCGGGCTAATCACTCGGGAGTTTTTTCATCTCTAACAGTGGTAGAGCTAACACGCATGAGGATTGTCGAATAAAGGTTGCAGAGTTTCAGCCTATGCAATCTCCAGATGCCGCTGGCTTCAGTCCTCAGTCGTGTTGGTGGCAAGCGGGTTAGCGCCGCTTGTGGTTTTCTTGGTTTGGTTTTTACACAAACACTGCTTTATGTGCCCACCAACTTTATTTTGAAACTTGTTGACATCAGTTGAAATAATCTGATATAAACGGGTTGTTGCTGTCGGAGGCAATGACTTTGAGGCCGTTTACACATGCGTTCCGCTTTACCTAATGCTTTCGTGGCGAGAGATATTAGGCAAAGCTCCGACCGGACGCAGTTGTAAGCGGCCTTTTTGTTTTTGAGACTGAGACTGTCAGTGGGTTAGCGCCACTGGACGGTAAATGTTTTGAAAACACTGCTACATGTGAGCAGTCTCAGTCTCACCTCCTACGCAGCCGTCAGAGCGCGTTAGCTAATGGCCTGTATGGGCTGAACTCAAGAAACACAGAACCTCGGTGTGACCCGCACCTCCAAGTAGAGCAATCGAACGGAATAAACAAGGAAGTCGAAAGACACATACCCTAGTACGCTGGGATTTGATCGTTAAGGATGGTGCAAACTGACCTTATCGGGATCTCAGGGGAGGGCGGCTTGGCTGGCCGGTAGCTCACTTAACAACTGGGCAAAGCTCCTTGATAATGAGTCGTTGGTCCTTCTGTCCGCCTGTCTGGGGGGAGGGAGGGTCAACGGGTAAGAGGGCTTTTCGTTTGTAACATAACAGTTGACACATGAGCAATTCATGAGTTATATTCTTAATACAGGAGGTAATATGGAAAATGATACAACAAAGCGCTTCCCACGCACTATGCACGAAGCGTTTAACTGCGAGAGTGAGCCCATCAGTGGGCCGTATGGTAAAGAGCCAGTCTGGCCAACGTATGCGATCTTCTTCATTGTGATCGTAGCCGGAATCATTTTATTTTGGAGCAAATCATGAAAGCATTTCCCACCCACTCTATCAGTGTTAGTGATGAAGCCAGAGTCACTGCCATAGGCGGTGAAGGCGGTATGGAGCTCAGAGATTACTTTGCTGCTCAAGTCATGCAAACAATGGAATGGTATTTCTACGCCGAAGTGGAGCTCAATGAGTTGCAATTGAAGAGCGAGGCAAAACGTTGCTACAGGATTGCAGACGCCATGATGGAAGCGAGGGAGGCATGACTGATGACGATGACATCCAAGAATACGTGCGCCCTTGGAAGGGTCTGACAGAAAGTGAGATGCTGGAATGTTTGAAGGCCGTTGATGTTGCCACTGCGGTCAATTTGTTAATGAGCCAATATGAGATGCCTCCGACATTCAAAGTGTATGCCAAAGCTATTGAAACCAAGCTAAAGGAGAAAAATTATGGCTAACGAACCAGTAGCATGGCACTACCCAGACGGCAAGCCAGACCAATGCACAACAGACAAAGCTTACGCTGAGAAAGAGCCTGCTTGGACACCGATGTACTACAAGCATGAGTGGGTAGGTCTGACGGATGAGGAGCAACATCAATTGTGGAGGCAATGGATTGAGTCGATGGATGGTTGGGGTAGTTTTTACCGAGCCATTGAAGCCAAGCTTAAGGAGAAGAACACATGATCGAAGGCTTTGACCACGTTGGGACTGACCATGTGTGCAATGTCTGCCAGTGTGACTTCACAGATGACGAAGGCGGAGTGCAGGGATACCTTGGCATTCTGCCAGTGGCCTTCTGTCCTACCTGCTTTGCCGGCCTGTGTGACATGGTGGAGCAGCTCAATGACCGCGAGTGGGAAGGTCTAACTGACGAAGAATTTAAGCATTGCACTAAGTTAAAAAATCCAATAGCAATTGTTGAAGAGGTTGAGGCCAAACTAAAGGAGAAGAACTTTGAAAATGAGGACTAACCGCAAGCGTGTGCTGGCCAAGCTGGCGCATAACAATCAATACCACTGGTACGTCACACCATTCAGAATCAAAGCTGAGATGGCGTCAAAGATAAATAAAAGAATCCGCGAGATTGTAGATGCGGCATTTCCAGAGTTAAAGGGATTTAGTGAAGGAGGTATGAGGTGAATGGGTTCGCAAAACAACAGCTATCAATCGGAAGTAAGCAGCCGGTACATCAACATAAGGAGTGCAATAACTGCAATGAAATGAAACCACCAGAGGGTGGCATCCAACTTAACCACGCCAAATGGCACTGCGCCTCCTGCTGGGCAGGTCGTGCATCAAGAAGATCAACAAAGGTAAAACAATGACTGAAAGAATTAAGCTAGAAAAGATCCGCCTCGATGGCAATACACAACCTCGCCAAGAGATCGATGAACAATTGGTCCAAAGCTACACAGAAAAACTGCTTGACGGCAAGGTTTTCACCCCGATTGATTTGTGGTTTGACGGCAAGTTTTACTGGCCTAGTGATGGCTTTCACCGCTATCACGCACACAAACGCGCAGGCTACAAAGACATTGAAGCCATCGTCAAAACAGGCACAAAGCGCGAAGCTTTCATTGCGTGTCTTCCTGCAAACAGTAAGCATGGTAAGCAACGCACACCCGAAGAGACTCGCTACAGTGTTCGCATGGCGCTTGAGGATTGGGAGTTGGGCGAGAAGTCTGACGCTGAGATTGCGGTGTATTGCGATACGTCTGCAATGACAGTTGGCCGTGTGCGAAAGGCGCTGGGTCTTGAGAAGGCGGTTCGAGTTAACAAGAAAGGCCAGAAGGTAGACGTTACCAAGATTGGTACAAAGAAAAAAGAAGTGCCATTCTGGCCTGCTGCTCCTGAGTACACAGAGGCTGACAAGATGCAAGAGATGGCCAAAGAGCACACCATCATTGCTGAAGAGAACGCAAAGCTCAAAGACCAGTTAGCGATTAAGTCGTTGCCTGTATCACAAACAGCGAAGAAAGAGATCGAGGAAACCATCGAGACACTTCGCGCAGAGGTCAAAGATCTTGAGCTCCAACTTAGGACAATGACCCAGTCACGCAATGAGTTCCAGAGCAAGAATGCTGAGATGATAAAGCAGATGGCCTACTGGAAGAAGCGCGCTGAAAAGGCAGAGAAAACCAAATAAACCCGAAGCTGGGCGTATCCCAGCAGGAGAATCACATGCTCAAATTAAGACCGCATCAAGCGGAAGTCGTGGAGAAGCTTGCCCAAGGGTTTAAAGATGGCCACAGAAGCCAGCTACTCTACGCCCCTACGGGGTTCGGTAAGACGGAGGTTGCAATGGCCGTCATGCTTGAGGAGGCCAAGCAACTTAAGAATGTTGCCATGGTGTTAGACAGGATCGTGTTGGTTAACCAGACCAGTACGCGCCTTGGCAATTACGGTATTAACCATGGAGTTATGCAGGCTGACCATTGGCGTTATCGGCCTTATGAAAAGATTCAGGTCTGCAGCGCACAGACCTTGGAGAGTCGGGATAACTTTCCCGAAGTCTCTATGCTGATCATTGACGAGTGCCATGTGCAACGCAGGCAAATTATCCAGTTCATCAAAGACAGACCAGACATGAAGGTGATTGGCCTGACCGCCACACCTTTTACCAATGGACTGGGGGATACCTATACCAACGTGGTCGGGGCTAAACCTACTGGTGAGTTGATTGAGAACAAGTGGCTGACGCCTTTGAAGATCTATATCGCCAAAGAGATCGACATGAGTGGCGCGAAGAAGGTGGCTGGTGAGTGGTCGCAAGATGAGACTACCAAGCGCGGTATGCAGATCACTGGCGACATTGTCCAAGAGTGGATCACCAAGACCATGCAGGTGTTTGGTAAGCCGAGGAAGACAGTCGTGTTCTGCTCGGGCGTAGAGCACGGCAGGGACTTGGTTAGGCAGTTCAACGAGGCAGGCTATAACTTTGTTTCTATCAGTTATTTGGAAGATGACGAGTTCAAAGCTCAAACAATCGAGGCTTTCTCGCGTCCAGATACGTTAATCAATGGTCTGGTGGCCACAGACATACTGACCAGAGGTTTTGACGTCCCTGATGTGATGATTGGAGTGAGTGCAAGACCGTTTTCCAAGTCGTTTAGCAGTCATGTTCAACAGATGGGGCGGATCATGCGTCCTTACGATGGCAAAGAATATGGCCTTTGGCTTGACCATTCAGGTAATTACCTGAGATTCCGCAAGGAGTGGGACACTTTGTTCGAGGAGGGCGTAACGGAGTTACACAACGGCACCGAAACTGCGAAGAAAGAGCCTGATGAGGTAGAGAAGAAGGAGTCCAAGTGTCCTGCTTGTGGCAGTTTGTGGATCTGGGCTGATCGTGAGTGCGGTGAGTGTGGGTATGAAAAGCCAGTCAAACAGATCGTAAACGTGCCGGGCGAGTTGACAGAATTAGAGACAACCAAGCGGGAGGTTCTAAAAGAGAATCAGAAGTTCTATTCTGAGTTGATCTATTTTGCCCGCCTGCGTGGATACAAAGAGGGTTGGGCTGCACACAAATACAAAGAGAAGTATGGTGCTTTCCCCCGAGGTCTACACACAAACCCAGAGCCGACAACGATTAAAACCAGTGGCTGGATACAATCCAAAAACATCGCGTGGGCTAAATCAAGGGCTAACAAATGAGGTTCGAAGAGTTTGCAAGAGATCATGGCCTCCTGATCAAGGAATTAGTCTTGGACAGGTGGGTCAGAGTTGGCACAGAAGACCATCCCCGAAAGCAGAACGGCGCGTATATCTTTGATGGTCGTGAAGGTGCAATCATTAACTTTGCGGTTCATGATAGGCATATACGCTACAAGTCAGAAGAGCCGTTCATCCCAGACCCAAATGCCCAAGCAAAGAGGTTGGCTGCTGAGAAAGAGCGCGAGTTACGCCAGAAAAAAGCGGCTGGCAAAGCTACGTTCATCCTCAATAACAGTGTTAAAGAGCAACATCCCTACTTGATTCGCAAGGGGTTCGTAGACAAGGGATTGGTGTGGAATGGCCTCCTGATCTTACCAATGCGAGTCGGGGATCATCTTGTGGGTTGCCAAATCATCCAAGAAGACGGCACAAAACGCTTCCTGTCAGGCCAAGTAACGAAGGGCGCGAGCCTCGTCATTGACGCAAAAGGTCGCAATATCTTGTGTGAGGGGTTTGCAACTGGGATGTCGGTTCGCAGAGCGATGAAGCATCTCAGGGAGAGGTACACAATCCATGTATGCTTTTCTGCGGGGAATATGCTTGAGATTGCAAAGACTGTGCGTGACCCACTGGTGATTGCCGACAACGATGCTATGGGCGTGGCTACTGCCAAAAAAATAGCCTCACGCTACTGGGTAGGGGAGGCTAACGAGGACTTCAACGACAGTGAGCAGAGACTCGGCACTGTGAAGGTTGCCGAATCCCTGCGTGGGTTCATTTAGTCGCGTCTGGTTATTTCAGCGAAATTTGGGATCAGTTGTTCAAATTGCTCGAGGACTCTGGCGCGTGTACCTGTCAGGCCGAAGTCTCTTTTGATAATTTGGTAGCAACTGCGTCCCGAATGTCGCATTCCCTTGATCTCGAGTTGTAGGCCTTTGCGTAGAGTTAACATCCGTGCAACTTCGATCTGGGTTGGGTTATCTAAAACAATCATTTCATTCCTCGTTAATGGGTTCATCAATATCAGCTTGGGTGTAGTGGCCTAGTACCTTTGGGTCATACTTAGACAATACGTATTCAACGCATTTGTAGCAGACTCGGGCAAGTGGAATGCCCTGTCCATCGTGTTCCCACCAAGAATCTTCGCGTGTGTGTTGGCAGTTCATTCTGATTTCTCCTTTGTGTAAAATTTCTTGGCAAATTCCCATACGCCTCGGGCGTCAGCAAGTCCCGTGTAGTATTCGCTTCCCCACTCTTTATAAAATTTGTCATCTTCCTCAAATAACATATATTGTTTAACAACATCGCGTGGTGCGTCTGCAACACTGCGTTGGTATGCTTCCATGAATGCGAGTTGTTCATCTGTAAAGTTGGAATCAGACAATTTAACGTCTTGGATTTTCCAATCGTCTTGTTTGGTCTGGCTGAATTCGCCTCCGTCCATGTCCTTGGCGATTTGATAAGCTTCATCAGGGTTATTGGCGGTAACTTCTGCAACGCAGTTAGTTATGTATGATGCGGTTACTGTGTATTTCATTTCATTCCTCCATTAAAAATGTGCCGTTGTGAACGCATGATTCAAACAAGTTGTCGTCAGGTACATTCTTGAACCCTTCAAACCCATGCAGTTGAAGGTGTCGGTACACTGTCTTCTGTTCGTCAAGCGTCTGGTTAAAGAACCAATCCGTTTCGTAGTCAGCACAGGCGTTCACCATCTGTGTTTTAGTCATTGCAGTCATTTTGTGATCTCCTGAAAGCTTGGTGGTTTGAGGTCTTCATCAACAAAAGCAGGGTTTCCTGTTTGTTGTTTGTAAAGCTTGGCTTCAGCGTTGGCTTCTTCGAGTGTGTCGAATGTGCCTAGTTCTGTGCCGTTGTGATTGGTCACGATATAGATTGAAGGCCATGAGAGGCCAATTAAATGCTTCATGCTTGCTCTCCTTTGATAAAAACGCGGGGTAAATCAATCATCCATTCGTAGTTGTCCATGCCTGTAACTGGGTCAACTTTGTACACGTTGACGTTGTACCAATCGCAATTCTCATTATCATCTTCCATCGAGTGGATATTGAATGAGTACTCGTCCGTGCCATGCCACCAATCACGATCTTTTACGATCTCATGCTTGTATTTGGCAATAAGATCGTCTGCCAACATTTGCAGTTGTGCGTATTCGGCTGCCTCCCCAAAATAATTGTCGGGGTCTTGTGCGCGGAGGTCTTCGAGGTCAATAACATACTGCTCGAGTTCTCTCAGGATTGAATCGGGCAAAGTCTTGCTAAGTACTTCGGTCTGGTCATCCCAGTAGATGCGGACTTCAAACTTTTTGATGCCGTGTTCGTATTTGCTATGTGGTTCGCGGTTCATGATTGCTCCTTATTCAATGATTACAACTTTACGTACAGGGAATTCTTCTTCTTCGCCATCTTCCGATTCTTCTATGTCGTCTGAATCAACAAGCTTGTCGGATTGGTGGTAGGTCGCATACTGGACTGTGCCGTTGAACACTGTCCTGACCTTTGGCGCGAGCGTTGACTTCCAGTAGTCTCCTGCTCCATAGGCCATGTGTACTTCAGCGTCCTCGTCAAAGCACTGTAGTTCTGCAATTAGTTCTGATACTTTCATTTGGTTTCCTTTTCGATTAAATCGGTTGAGATAAAAAACATATCGCCATAGTCGTCAATGTCTTCTTCGTAGCTTGAGTTGGTAGAGAATCCATTGCAAACGCGGTCTACTGCGTCATCTGGGTCATATGCAACAACTGTCGTTTTGTAAATAACTTCGCGCTTCCAGTAAACGACATACTCTTTGTTTGGCGGTGGTGGTGCGTCTGCGTCATCAAAGTCGAGGTCAACACTCAGGAAATAAAAAGACCTTCCGTCCTTCAGCTTGATGTACCAAAATGCGTGGTCATCGGGCTCGGCAGGGTCATCGCCTTGTGTCGCGCCCGCCAGCTCCTCTGCCGTGATGTATGTCACATCGATCATGGTGTCGTAGCTTTCGAATGTCCGCGAAGCAGGAACAGACAGGCCTTGTTCTGCCAAGTCATCGCGCATGCGAATGATGTAGTTCATTCTGTAACCCTTTCAAAATGTTCCTTTGTGCTTTCAATAAATCCCGCCACTTGGTCGCAAGTGCAATCCTCAACCACTTCCCAAACAGTGATGTCGTCAGCGCACCAAGTGTTCTCGGGGTTATTCAAAATAGCGATGATTTCGTCATAGGTGAGGTTGTCGGGATAGTCAGTCAGCCACTCGTCAAGGGCAAAATGTTCTGAGGTTTTCATTGTGTGGTTTCCTTCTTTGGTTTGGTGGCTTTGAGAACGCCTTTTGCAAATTCAATGTCCAGTGATAAATGCTCAATCCATGATCCGTCTTCGATGTAACGGTCAGCAGATTCGGCAAGGTTTTTTAAGGCCGTCCTGAGATAGACGATCTGTTCGCGCGTGGTCTGGTCGCTCATGGCTTGTCTCCTGTGACTGCTTTTGATTCATCTTCACCAAATGAATACTCTTCATCACGCAGGTCGTTGTCGTGCTCTTCTCGCAGGTCTTCCAACTCCCGAAAGTAAGCCTGCAACTCGTCATACAAGTATTCAGGCAGATGGCTTGCCAAGCCTTCGATCTTGCCATCGCTCCATGTTACGGACAATTTAAAGGATGTGATTTCTTGTTTGGTGGTCATTTTGCTTTGCTCCATTTGTTGCGGGTTCTTCTGTACTTGGGTTGATCAAAATCCTTGCAGGATTCGTAAGCGTTGAGATAGTCGGTCACTCCATGCCAGACTGTCTCACCGATAGGGCTTTCGGCTAAAAGGAGCTGGCAAGACTCGTCATCAAAGTCATAGCCAAGCTCCTTCGCGCATTCTTTAATCTGCGCGTGGTTCATGCGGTCGCCTGCTCAAAATAGACTGCATCAAACTGGCAACAGTCACCCATCAGGCCAGTGGCTTCACATCGTGCGAATTCATCGCGGTTGTCAATGTCGATACCCCAATGAGCAAAGTAGTAGCCGTTGGGTGCATCGAGGCGCGAGAATTGTTCGAGGTCATCAAACTGCCTTTTCTCTTTATCAGTGAGGTGGTCAAAGTCGCCATTGGCAACATAAGTGGCAAACTGAGTGCCGAGGGTGTAAGAGATGATTTCGGTTTTCATTTGTATCCCCTTATTTCTTGGCGTCCAACTTGCATGCGAGCTTCGTGTCGGCCTTGGTTGAATGAGTAGATGTAGAGCTCGCGTTCGCTTGGTGTTTCGGTCTGTTTCAGCGCGGTGTTAAAACACTGGCGCAGGGCTTGCGCCCTAGCACCATTTGCTCGTTCGTATCTGTACCCGAGGGTGATGAGTTGGGACTCAGTCATAGTGCAAACAGGAACACAGTGATTAAAAAGATCATGACAGGGACAAGCACAATGACAACAAAGTCATAGCCTGCTTGTATGCGGTCACGCCTGCGTTGTGCCAAGAATTCTTCGCGCATGGTGGATATGTGTCGGTAGTACTTCATAGTGCAATCTCCTTAGTGGTTTGGTTAATCGTGTAGCCCATTGACTTGATGATGCGGAGGGCGTCTTGGGTCAGGGTCTTTGTGCCTGCAATTTGCGCGAATCTTTTACTGGTTTCGCACAGGGGATAGAAGGCACAATTGCCGTATTGCCATTTGAGTTCAATCGTGATTTGCATAGTTCTCCTTTGGGTTGGTGGGTAATCCTCAAAGCCCCGACTCGCGAGGCTTCAAGCATTACTCAGGCATCGTCAAGCAGGTTTTGTCTGCGTTGATCCCAATCAGCTTGTTCAGCCATTTGTTCTTCGAGGATGTAGCGCGAGGCCGACTCAGCGTCCGCGAGGGAGTCAACTGCCCATCCAGTGTAGGACTCGCACTCTTGTTCAAAGAACAGTTCATAAACTTGTGCAGACTCGTCAAACTTTGCCCAAATCTCGTAGCCGTTTTTCTTGAGGATTAGTTTAGACATGATGATCCTTAACTGTTGCGCTTGTTGAGGTGTGCCAAGGCTTGTGCCTTGGTTTCGAATCGGCCACTGATGGGCGTGTGATGTGCTCCACGGACGATGTACCATCCGTTTAGCAATTTGTTATAGACAATTTTCATTGGGACTCTCCTTAGTGGGTTACAGGGACTAACACATGAATAACGCCTGCACTATATCATGTGTTGACTCCATTGCAATACTTTTCATGTTTTATTTGAAAATATTTTTGGGGTGTTGTAATGACAAAACAAGCAGCGCTTTGACCTGAAAACAGGCAGCGCTTCACCAGGATTTTTAGGGGACAGATCAGCGGAAGGGCGGATAGATCAGGCCACAATTTGTCTTGCGTTGAGGGGAGGGGACAGAGGTACGCTTGAGGTATTCAGCGCGTTTTCGGGCGCGTTGCTTATGGTCGCGATACTCAGCCAGTAGGCAGATCAGAGTAAAGAACAGGAAGGCACCGAGGACGGAATAGAGGTAGTTCATAGGATTGTTTGGTTGTTACATAGATATAGACGGACACAATCGAAAAAGGTCAGGGCGTTTGCATTAAATAGTTTGGTCTGGTATGTTCGGGACATTCTTATTTCATACCCATGAAAACACTATGGTTCAGAAACTAACACGCGCGCAAATCAAAGAAGGGCTTAATCAGATCCCAGTAGAGACTCTATTGAGTAGCGGACAAGGCAAGAGGCCTAAACTTACAGGGAAGCAGAAGGCATTCGCTCATGCCGTTGCACTAGGGGAGACAAAGGCACAGGCTTACAGACAGGCATATAAACCTAACGCCACCAAGAGAACACTGGCATGTAAGCCGTATGAGCTAATGAAGGACGAGAGAATACAGAGGGAGGTCGAGGCCTACCAACTGGCATTAGAGGCAGAGAAACACAGAAACCCTATTCAATTGAAGGCACTGCTCGTACAACAACTTGTCCAGCACTCACTCGATGAGGATTTCCCACCTGCACAGAGAATGAAAGCTTTGCAGATGATTGGTAATCTATTCGAGGTCGGAGCATTCCTTGAACGTAAAGAGGTCACGACAATACGTAAGAGCACAGACATACGTACACGACTGCTCGAGAGACTCAACACTAACACTGTTAGAGTAGACGATGGTCTAACATTGATGGAGGAAATCAGGGGTGATGGGGTTTCGGATGTGCCTGCGCGCGCACCCACCGCACCCGTACCCGCCCTAGAGGCCGTGCATGCCCCCGTATGCACCCCACATACTGTTCCTGACATCCAATCACCAAATAAAAACGAGGGGGTGGGGGTATCAAAAAATCCTGACGCCGTCTTGGACTTTGATCAGGAATGACCCCCCCTATGTGTTTTGTATACAAAAATGGGGTGGGGTACTCTACCAGTGTTAGAGTATGAAAACATTACAAGAGAGTGTAGGGGCGTGTATGACTGAGAAGCAAAGGACTGTGTTCCTTGTGATAGATGAGTATTGGAGGAACTTTGGTTATGGTCCTTCTATAGATGACATCATGTTTCATACTGGAGACAAGGGGCGCGGGAATGTTCATCGTGTGGTGAAGAAGCTGTGCGACCTGAAGATTTGTAAGCGGGCGAAGAACTCGGCTCGCAGTGTTAGGCCTTCGTATATTAGTTTGAGGAATTTGCCATGAAAATCACTGTGTGCGAAAACAGGTTTGAAGTTATTGCCGAGATGTTGGAGCCCGAGGAGGTCAAGGAGCTGTTAGAGAGAATTGGCGACTGGACTCTTGAGAAGCAATTGCCGAGTGACGAAGTGTATTTAGCAGCGTTGGGTCCTTGTGGTAAATAAAAAACAACAGATGGAGATGCAAGAGGAGCACGACCTGTTTGTCAGGAGGATCACTCACGCTTTGTCTATAACAGTGTTAGAGGCGGAGGCCGCTGCCAAGAAGTTCTTTACCCTACCCTCCAATGAGCAAGCCGCTTACCTTGATGACCTTGATGCCCTAGAGGCAAGCCAAGAGAGGGAGGAAGCCTTTGATGACTTTAACAAGTTTGCCCATGCGATGTGGCCGGGGTTTATTGATGGCCGCCACCATAAAGTCATGGCCAAGAAGTTCGAAGAGATCGCGACTGGGAAGATAAAGAGACTGATCATCAATATGCCCCCTCGGCATACAAAGTCTGAGTTTGCCTCTTATATGCTGCCGGCTTGGTTTCTGGGACGGGATCCTAGTAAGAAGATCATCCAGTGCTCGAACACAGCAGAGCTGGCGGTAGGCTTTGGCCGTAAGGTTCGTAACTTAGTAGCCAGTGAGCCGTTCTCTAAAATATTCCCCAATGTTAATTTGAGGTCTGACAGTAAAGCCGCTGGACGCTGGTCTACCAATAAAAACGGAGAGTACTTTGCTATCGGTGTGGGCGGTACAGTAACGGGTAAAGGTGCGGATCTTTTAATCATTGATGATCCCCACTCCGAGCAAGAAGCCGCCTTGGCTGCAGGAGATCCCACAGTCTTTGATAAAGTTTACGAGTGGTACACCTCTGGTCCCCGCCAACGACTGCAGCCGGGTGGTGCCATTGTTGTCGTGATGACGCGCTGGGCTAAGAGGGACTTAACTGGCCGGATCCTCCAGTCTGCGATAGACAAAGACGGTAACGATGATTGGGAGGTAATTGACTTCCCTGCGATCCTGCCTTCGGGTAATCCCCTATGGCCAGAGTTCTGGAGCTTAGAAGAGCTCCACGCTCTACAGTCTGAACTGCCTGCATCTAAGTGGAACGCCCAGTACCAACAGAGTCCTACGTCAGAGCAAGGCGCGATTGTTAAGAGGGAGTGGTGGAAGGAGTGGACACACGAAGACCCACCTAAGTGTGAGTTTGTGATCCAGTCTTGGGATACGGCGTTTACAAAGAACGAACGGTCTGACTATTCGGCGTGTACGACTTGGGGTGTGTTCTATCTCAACGAGAACCAAAATGACGCAAATGTAATCTTGTTAGATGCGTTTAAGAGGCGGATGGAGTTCCCAGAGTTAAAAGAAAAAGCTTTTAATCACTACAAAGAGTGGGAACCAGATGCTTTTATTGTTGAGGCAAAAGCTTCGGGTGCCCCGTTGATCTATGAACTCAGGGCGATGGGGATACCTGTTCAAGAGTTTACGCCGTCAAGGGGTAATGATAAGATGGTCAGGATCAATTCTGTATCTGATTTATTTGCCAGCGGTAAGGTTTGGGCACCAGCTACGCGCTGGGCTGACGAGTTGATGGAAGAGATGGCGGCGTTCCCCAACTCAGACCACGATGACTTAGTTGACTCTGCCACGCAGGCTCTGATAAGGTTCAGAAAAGGCGGGTTTATACGCTTGCAGACAGACGAAGAGGATGAAATCCGTTCGTTTAGACGCAAAGTTTCTTACTATTAAGGATAAATATGTCCATTGAAAAATCACTTTACGCTGCACCAGATGGTATTGAGTCCCTAATGCCAGAGACTGAAGAGGACGGCGGTATAGAAATTGAGATTGTTGACCCTGAAGAGGTCACAATTAGTATGGGCGGGATGGAAATCACTATCGATGGTAGTGAAGAAGACGATTTTGACGCTAACTTAGTTGATTATTTGGACAGTGGCGTGGTCACAGGGATAGTAACCGACCTGATTGGTGACTATGACGATGACGTTAACTCCCGCAAAGACTGGATGCAGACCTATGTAGACGGTTTAGAGCTCTTAGGGATGAAGATTGAAGAGCGCGCTGACCCTTGGATTGGTGCTTGCGGTGTCTACCACCCACTTTTATCCGAAGCGCTGGTTAAATTCCAAGCTGAAATCATGATGAGTACCTTCCCCGCTGCTGGTCCGGTTAAAACCCAGATCATTGGAAAGGAAACCCAAGAGAAAAAAGACGCTGCCGTTCGTGTTCAGGATGATATGAACTATCAACTGACAGATGTGATGACAGAGTTCCGCCCAGAGCACGAAAGAATGGTTTGGGGTCTAGGTCTTTCAGGAAACGCCTTTAAGAAAGTCTACTTTGATCCCAGCTTTGACCGCCAGACGTCTATTTTTGTACCGGCTGAAGATTTGGTAGTACCTTATGGTGCGTCAGACATCCAAACTTCTCCCCGTGTTACGCACGTTATGCGTAAAACAGAGAATGAGCTGCGTAAATTACAAGTCGCAGGCTTCTATGCTGATATTGACTTGGGCGAACCCAACAACAATCTGGACGAAGTAGAGAAAAAGATTGCCGAGAAGATGGGATTCCGCGCTTTGTCGGATGACCGCTACAAAATCCTCGAGATGAACGTAGAGCTCGACCTTGAAGGCTACGAGCACACCGACAAAGACGGCGAACCTACAGGAATTGCCCTGCCCTACATTGTGACTGTGGAATACGGAAGCATGAAGTGCTTGGCTATCCGCAGAAACTGGAAGCAAGGCGATAAGTTACACACTAAGCGCCAACACTACGTCCACTATGGCTACGTTCCCGGCTTTGGCTTCTACTGTTTTGGCCTGATTCACTTAGTCGGAGCATTTGCCAAATCTGGTACGTCAATCCTGCGTCAATTAGTAGACGCTGGTACTCTGGCCAACCTGCCCGGCGGCTTTAAGACCCGTGGTTTGCGGGTCAAGGGAGATGACACTCCAATCGGCCCAGCTGAGTGGCGCGATGTGGACGTACCAAGCGGGTCTATTGCAGAGAACATCATGCCTCTGCCTTACAAAGAGCCGTCACAAGTGTTGGCTTCTCTTCTCGATAAGATTGTTGAAGAAGGCCGCAAGTTTGCCTCGGCAGCTGACATCCAAGTTGCTGATATGTCTGCCAACTCTCCCGTTGGCACCACGTTGGCTATCCTTGAGCGTCAACTTAAAGTGATGACCGCTGTTCAGGCGCGTATTCACTATTCCTTTAAGCAAGAGCTGGCTCTGTTAAGAGACATCATTCGCGACTACACACCGCCTGAGTACTCTTACCAGCCAGAAGAAGGATCCCGCAAAGCCAAACAGTCTGACTATGATTTAGTCGATGTGATTCCTGTGTCTGACCCTAATGCAGCCACGATGGCGCAGAAGATTGTTCAGTATCAGGCGGTGATCCAGCTGTCCCAGCAAGCCCCTGCAATCTATGACTTACCACAGTTACATAGACAGATGCTTGATGTCTTAGGTATTAAGAACGCCAATAAGCTGGTTCCTCTACCAGACGATGAGACACCAAAAGACCCAGTCAGCGAGAACATGGCCGCACTAAAGGGTCAGCCAATGAAGGCGTTTATCTATCAAGATCAACAAGCCCACATTGCTACGCACCAGACGTTCATGCAAGACCCATTGATCATGAAGACCATAGGCCAAAATCCTATGGCCAATCAGATCATGGCCGCTATGCAGGCTCACATTGCCGAACACTTGGGCTTCCACTATCGTCAGTTGATAGAGAAGCAAATGGGTGTGCCGTTGCCCGGTCCAGAGGAGAAATTGCCAGAGGATGTGGAAGTGCAGCTGTCACAGCTCATCGCACAGGCAAGCGCTCAGTTGTTACAGGCCAATACTGCACAAGCCCAACAGGCACAAGCGGCGGCAATGCAGCAAGATCCTTTAATTCAGATGCAACAGCAGGAGCTGGCGCTTAAGGGTCAAGAGGGTCAACGCAAGGCTCAGAAGGATGCAACTGACGCCCAGCTCAAGCAGTCACAGCAACAGATTGAACGTGAACGTATAGCTACCCAAAGGGAGATTGATATGGCGCGAATCCAAGCTACGGTGCAGAAAGATCAACAAGAGCTGGCTCAAGACGCCGAAGCAGAGAAGAACAAGATGCTGGCTGAACTCATGAGGAGTAAAAAATGATCGACAAATATTTAAAACTTCTAGCTTCAAAGATAGATGACAAAGTATCCCAACTCCAAATGTCAATAGCCGATGGCAAGGCTGAAGACTTTGCGGAGTACAAGAAGATGTGCGGAGAGGTTAAAGGTCTACTCACTGCACGTTTATACATCATAGACCTACAAGAAAGAGTCAATCACGATGACGATGACGAGTGAGATTTCAAATCTCGACATAACCAAGGCCGTGGATTTATCCAAGATCTTGAACACAAAGCCAGAGGAGAAAGCTAAACAACTTCCCCGCCCATCTGGTTACAGAATCCTTTGTGCTATCCCAGAGATAGAGAAGGAATACGGAGAGTCCGGACTCGTAAAAGCGGAAGAAACTCTCATGATTGAGGAAACCCTGACTACTGTGTTATTCGTAGTAGACATGGGCCCAGACTGCTACAAGGACGAAAGCCGATTCCCATCAGGCCCGTACTGCAAGAAGGGTGACTTTATCTTGATTAGACCCAACTCAGGAACGCGACTGGTCATCCACGGCAAGGAATTCCGTGTGATCAATGACGATTCTGTTGAGGGCGTAGTAGATGATCCTCGCGGTATTCGCCGTAAATAAGGAACAACATGGCAACATTTAAATTTCCCGATGAGCAAGATGACGTAAAAGTCACCACAGAAGACGATCAAACTGATGAACAGATCATCGTTGACGTAGAAGACAACACGCCTGCGGAGGACCGCAACAAGCCTCCGATGGAAGAGAAGGTCAAAGAGGACCTCTATAACGATGAGCTAGAGGACTACTCTACCAAAGTTAAGAAGAAGCTAATCCAGATGAAGCGTCTGGCTCACGAAGAACGCCGTGAGAAAGAGAACGCTTTGAGGGAGCAACAAGAAGCTATTACCTTTGCTCAGAAGATGATGCAAGAGAACCAGCGTCTTAAATCCAACCTTAACAACAGCGAAAAGAACGTGCTTGCCACGGTTCAAAGGGCTGTGGCTATGGAGATGGATGCAGCCAAGCGCGCTTATCGTGAAGCCTACGACTCTGGCGACACTGATAAAGTGATGGATGCACAGGAAAAGTTGACTCAAGCAACACTAAAAGCGGAAAAAGTAAAGAATTTTCGTCCACCGGCTTTACAAGAGGAAGAAACTCCTGTACAAATCGAGTCACAGCCGGCACCACAGTTCCGTCCTGACCCCAGCGCGCAAGCATGGCAACAGGAAAATACGTGGTTCGGAGAAGATGAAGAGATGACCAGCTTGGCTCTCGGGCTCCATGAAAAGCTCAAGCGCGAAGGTGTTCAGGTTTCATCACAAGAGTATTATCGTAAGATAGACGCAACTATTCGCAAGCGGTTCCCCGAAAAATTCGAGGACGAAGCGGAACAAAATGAGCGCCCAGCTGCTCGCAGAAGTTCGGTGGTAGCACCGGCTACAAGGTCAACTGCTCCTAAGAGGGTTCGTTTGAATCCATCTGAAATGAGCTTGGCCAAAAAACTAAATTTAACGCCCGAGCAATATGCCAAGGCGAAACTCGAAATGGAGGCCAATAATGGCTGAAAACAGAAAACCGCGTGAACTTGAAGATAGATTGATGGCTGAACGTCCT